GGCTGCTAATGCTTCGGCAAATTGTTTTGGTGACATGGTTATTTCATTAATGATCTGAGTGGGGAAACCTGATCCATCTTGCTCATCGATGGCCTGCTTGGGTCAAGGCCACCGTCCATAGGGGGTGCCATTGGCATTGTGTCAGCAAGTCCGGCTAGCGGTGCCTGCTGCATTCCTTGTTGCATCCCTTCTTCTTGTAGAGGCATAAACGTATCTGGGTTGCCAGCCTTTTGCATTATCATATTACGCAATTCAGGACTGGCGATTTGCAGGGCAGCGGCCATGCCGCCTATGACAGTAGGCACATCTCCATCGACTGGGTCATTCTCTCTATCGTGTTGCATTACCTGCTCCACGATTTGATCAACTGCAGGCGTTGGGCCTCCAGCACCGACTTCTCGTTCGGCCTGAAGGATAAGTTCCGCAAACCCTTCTGCTTGTTTTATAACAGCGTTTTCTGAAGCACCCGGAACAATTTCGCTTGACATACCGCCCTGCTCATCCATTGACTGGACTTCACCACGTATGCCTTGCTCAAAACCAGCAGGAGCCGATAGGTCTTTTAGTAGATTATTTTTCATCTTTTTTCTTCTTGGGAGGCTTGTTCTTGCCTTCATCCTTTTTGGAGTCTTTAGGCTTTACATTTACAGCCTCTTTAAGGTCGTCCATTGAATCGTCGGACATGTCTTCGTCGTCCATGCCCACTTCGTTAGACTTGCCTCGCTTTTCCTCAACAAGGTCAGCCAGTTTATTTCGCTCTTCGTCTTGTTCATCGTCCTCGTTATCTTTTTCCTGACGCTCCTCTCCTCGCTTGTGACGAGGTTTCTGCTTGTCAAGTTCTTTAGCGATCATCTCTTCCAACATATCTTCTAACGCTGGGCGAGTGAACTTCTTGAACGGGTGCTTGCCGAGGTCAATATCCATTAGTTTCTCCTAGATCAATCCACCAAGTATTGTTGTTTTACGTCTTTCAGCAGCCTGTGCTTCTTTAATCTTTCTTTCGTAGTCACCAAGCCGAACGTCTGCAACTCGTTTGTAAGCAGACATTCTTTCTCGCTGCCTTGTTTCGTCTCGGTCAAGAAGCATATCTTGCACCCAGCCACGTTCTCCAGAAAGTCGTTCTTGAAACTGCAGGTCTGCTGATGAGGAATCAGTCATTTTATTTAGAAGGTCTTGCTGTGCTTGTGCATAGCCCTTCGCTGCTTCAGTGTCACCCTGTATCCCTGCACGGTAGGCAGCCATTTCACCACCGGCCTGAACGCCTTTGTTTTGCTGGCCTTCGTACTGCCGAGTGTCTCCCTGAAAAGCAGCCTGAGCCATTGATTGATTTCTAGACGTATCAAACAACCGCTCGTTTTTCTTTATTGGCCCAGAGAATGTAGTGGCAAACGTGTTGTCTGTCCTATACATCGTGGGTGCATTACCTGCCGGTTTAGATTCACCGTACATTAAATCATGCTCCCTAAGAATGACAGAATCATAGCAGTCCTTTTAGCCTGCTCGTCACGTTTCACAGTTTCAAAGGACTGACTCATATCTTTCACACCTTCTGATAGCCGTGTGCGGGTATCTTCGTCGAACAAATCTTTGAATACATCCTGCCTGTATCTGTCGAGTGCGTTTTGTCTTTGTGCCAGAACATCTTCGCTACGGCTCTTTTCGGCCTGCTTGCGATAGTCTGTCTGATAGGTGTCGGTTGCTTTATCTAAAGTATTCCTCGACGTATCGGAAACCCCTTGAGCAAATGCTGTCCGAGACCTGTCACCAGAACCTGACCCAAGTGATTTAAACGCAGGCTGTACATCTGAAATTCTGTTTGTTTGCCCAGCGTCTAAAGGTGCCGCAGTGCTAATAATAGATTGGTATCCACCGGCAGGAGCCTTGACATCCTTTTGCCCAATGGTAGGAAACCTTGGATTTTCATAGCCTTGCTTTGGGCCACGGCCAAGCGGTGCAGGCGTTTTTGGCTTGCCGCCCTTGTAAGGACTCCATCCTCTTGTTACTTGGTCGTTAATATTTCCCATTTACTCTATCCGTGATGGTTTGTGATCTCAGCACTGTCGGCCCTGTCGTGGTCAAGTATGACCATTGCTACACCCGGCCCAACCTGTGCATAGCCGCCCGTGTTCCCAACTTTTAGCGGATTGGTTTGATTAATGTATGACAGTTTCTTGTTCTTCATTTCTCTAAGTGCGAGAGATACAATCTTTAGTTTCAGTACAGTGCCATTCTCTGTTTCTTCGACTGTACCCTCTAGTATCCCTTTTGGTTCTATTTCAATAGAAAACGGCACACTTTCTACTTTTCCTGTTTCTTTGTTCAACCGAGGGTGCTGCCCCTCCCTTTCGTCTATATCTAGTGTAACTTCTGCTTGGGCCACTTCGCCGTCAGTTTTTCTGTTAGATTGCAGGTATTTCCCGCTTTTAACGGTAGGCGTATTTAATGTGGGATTTGCCGTAGATGGCTGGCTGCCCTCGTATGGATGCCTCTTGTCGTTCATTCTGTACTGAGACAGGGCTTCTCTGTGTGGGCTGTCACTATTGTTATCAAGGTTTGTTAAGACATATCTCCTAGTGTCGCTGTCAATTAACCGCATTCTTTGCGTAGGGGTCGCATCTTCTGTTTGCCTGCCTTGAAAGGTTTTCCCCGTATTAGTATTACTAATAGCGTTGCTTAGTATTTTTGCAGCAGCAGCAGGTATGCCGCCATCAATTAGACTTGCTTCGAGTGCTTCTCTAGCCATCTTCAACCACCCCTTCTACTACAATCTGGTGCAAGACACACGGAAGGGGAGGCTTGACTGTTTCTTCTGGAACAAAGAAGTTAGTCCTTTTCCACTTGCTTCCTCTTGAAGGCTTTCCAAAGAGTTCTATTTGAATGTGTTGGTCAGTTCCTGTCATGTCTGCGTTTGACCTTGAGGCAAACTTGGCTTTAGCAACCCCGGTTGCAAACCCTAGACTTGACGATTCTCTGTTCATGTTCAGGTCAGTAGACGCACTGTCCTGCTTATGAACAAATGTACCCGGCCCACCTCGTTCCCTTCTCATCTCGTTTGATCGTGGCTCTTGCCACCCGTTGTATCTCTCAATCAACGAAATGTCTTTATCACCATACGTAGGCGTATAGATCAAAGAGAACGAGCGGTCAATTAACTGATCTCCCTTTTTCGCTACGTCTTCATTAACCACGGGCATGTGGCCTGTTTGCATCCTGAAAGGCACGCTTGTTTGAGATGGCTTAACAAATCTTACAAGAATTCGAGTGCCTCCCTTTTCTAGATAAGGAGTCTTCGTCAAAGAATCGTATTGGATTGGCACAACTTGATACCCAAAAGTAGCAGCAGTGTTTGCAACGACCGTTGCTGTCTTAGAGAAGGAAACAATATTAGTTGACGTACTGTATAAATCTGACGGATCAGAAAAGTTTGTGTTTGTAAATGAAGTAAGCAGTGTTGTGTTGGCTTGGATTCCGGTTCCAGAAACAGGCTCGCCGCGATCTATCTGGGCCATGTTCCCTACATGCCACAGGCTGGAAGTTAATGGTGCATTACCAACAAAACCAAACCTAAGAAAGACTGTGTTGTAAGAAGATGTTGGAATGTTAATTGGTCGATCTACAAAAACACCACCTGTAAAAACAGTTTGGCTTGTTCCATCAGGGAAGTTTATGATTTCTGTTTCGAGCGAGGTAACCGTGGTCGGCTTACTGAACGACAATATTATTTCTAGTGAAAAGTCCACCGCTGTGCCGCCAACGCTAGTGAACATTTGTGCAGATTCGGGTATGTAAATAGGATTGTTGGTGGTAATTACATTTCCCGATATGCTTGATACCGTTGTTCCGGCTGGAATGCTTTGATTTACATCTGCACCAAAGTTACTTACTGCGGTTATCGCTGCTCCTACCTGTATGCCTGTCGCATCATCAACTGTTATTGTGTACGGGGCAGTGTTTGGGCTAGCAGTTTCTAACGCTGCTGCTGCAAGCCTCGCTGTAGTAACGTCAGGGACTCCAAGACTTCCAGAAACTACGCTGCCTACAGCGATTCCGGTTACGTCATTTACATCTATTCTGTATGGAGTTGTGCCTTCGACATTAAGTGCTGCCTGCGTTAAGAGTGCAACGCTTGCCAGTAAGTTGCAAGATGTTGTTTGGTTATCGACTGTTATCTCCTGCAAGACCTCTTCAGTTCTTGGCTCTCCCTTCAGAAGACTTACGTCCGTTCCATCAGGGTGCTGGAGGTAAACATCGTTGCGGTCAATCCTAGACACATAAGAATTTAAAGGTATAAAGTCACCTAAAGCCTCCATTCCAATCTCTACTAATGGTGGCTGTGTTCTTAATGTTTGATCAGACCCTTGTTCTAATTCTAAATACAATCCACTTTCAGTTGAGATATGGTCGTGAGAAACTGGTTCGATATTGTCTACTCTTGCCGGATCAACCCGAACAAAGTTAGCCCCTTCAGTCATTGTCGCAAATCTTTTAATTTCCGGCATGACTTCCCAGTCTGCTTCTGCAACGGCCTGTATGCCACCATCACATGGCTTGCCAATTTCTAATCTTACTGGAGCATACTCGGCACCTTGTATGTATTTGTTGTCGTGTCCGCTTATTGGAATTCCTGTTTCCGTAAGGATATTGATTCCGTAATCTGTATCCCAACCAGCGTTCTCAATAATTACATCGACTAGTTGACCATCAGAAACAACTCCTTGTGCTGTTGCTCCTTGGACGTTTGGCACAGTTATAATGGGTGCCTCCCTGTACCCACTGCCACCATTCGTTACAACGGTTCCAGTTAAAGATGCATTTGGCTCGTCGCCATCGCCATCATATTCGTAGAGGTTTCCATCAACGCCTCCAAGCAGAATAGTATTGATACGCTGTGCATCGGGTCGCCCAGTACACGCAGCAGTCATGCTGTTTGGATAACTCTCTGTCCACCAACTCTGCGCCTGAATGTCGTAGCACAACGCCATAGAAGGAGTGTCAGTGGCAATAGACGTTGTGGTGCAAAAGAATCTAAGAATGTGAGTGCGAGGGTCAGTTTGCAGGAAGAAGGTCTCTCTCTTAGAGAAGTCTATAAGTTCTCCAACAAAGTAATCCCTCACTGGCAAACTAATATCAGTGACCTCACCATTTCGAGACATTGCATAAACGCCTGACTCGTCAGCCGAGTAAAGAATGTTTTCGTGAATGTCCCAACAACGCTGATGAAGAGTGCCTCGATGACTCATCATCTGAATAGATGCATCAAGGGCTGGGTCTGTATTGTAAGTTAATGCATAGGTGTGTGTGTGCTGCATTGCCAACAGCATGGAGCCAAAGGGGACGAGTGCGGTGATAACATCATTAGACTTTTGGTTTGATTGTATCGGAAGTTCGTTAACGTCTGGAACGCTCTCGAACTCGTCGAACTCACTGTAGAACAGAGTGTTGACATCCTTGCCGCTAGTTGACACAGCCATAAACAATCTGTCTTGGAAGGCTACGGCAACAGCCATGTCTTTACGAGGCTGACCAAAACGAAAAGCATTTACTGCTCCGTTAGGAAGGACTACTGGAAGTGCAGCGTAGTTTGGCCTGTCTGGATCAAACAGTTCTTCGTCAGTAAGGGTGTCTTCTCCAACAATCTCGACATTACTGTCTGTTGGCTTACCATAAGCCTCAACTCGATAAAAGACCAATGACTGGTCAGAACTTGTTCTCCATAGTTCGACCATGTCACAGCGAGAAGAAGGCTCTGCACCTTCCAGAACCCAAGTCATCTTAGAGGCGTGACTTCTTTCTGCTGTCGGGCCTGCATCAACGTCCGCTATAGGAGATAAGTCGCTATACGCAACGGGCTTCTTGGGGTCACGGACAGTTATGCTTGCTATGACCCTTCCACTCTTAACTTGCAACTGCCCGCCGTTAGTCAACTCTAGCGTTGCGGGAAGTTGCGTGCTAGGAATAACAATGCCTGTTCCGGTGATTGGAGGAGACGTAGGCCAGTCTGAGGGTAGGATGTAAAGTTGACCATCATTACCAAGCATTGCATACGCACCAGCGACTGGTACATAGCCTAAGTCAGAGAACGCCCATACCTTAGTGTCGTAGGCAGATTCGCTAGCCGTGGTTCCGCTAGCAGAATCAAAGCCTGTAACAAAAGTTCGCTTTTGATAAATTACAAGGTCGCCATCGGCCTGCATTATCAAGGCGAACTCATTGTTATCGCTATATACAGTTGTGCCAGAAGCAATCTTGTAACTTGTAGTTGCTGTGGCACTGCCCAGTATCTTTGTCCCAGACGAATTGTTAAAAAATGGGGTTGACCAATAAGTCTTGTAACTTTCCGGCAAGTTTAGTATTTCTCTACTTATTTCAACCTGATCTTTAATTACACTTTTAATCTGCGTGAAGTCTGCTAGTTCTGGACTTTCCAAGAACATGCCTGCCTCAAGGTCTGTTGTATCTGAGACGGTGAGCATCGTTGATGACTCACCCCTTTCAGCAGTAATTGTTTTTATAATCTGCTCTGACCTGTCCGCATATCGGTAGGCACATCGATACTTTCCTCGCATTGCAGGACGCATGACTGGACTAAGTTTTGCAGCCCGTGCCAGCGTGTACAACTCGGGAACAGAGTTGTACTGCATGCCTGAATCTAGAATGGTCAACGAATCGATTCGACCATTCTTTATTACAGGATCGACGCTAAGTCCGTACCCGGAACCTTCGTTCCGAATCATTACGTTTGGTTTTGTCCGGTAGTTCTGACCCTTATTGTAAATGGTAAACCCAGTTACATTTTTTTGTGTTGAAGTACCTAATGTTGCTATTGTCTTAGCAGTCCAAGACATGGCCTGACCGTCCGTAATGCCCGCAACGCCTATTGTTCTTTTACGTAAAGTGACAGTACCTACATCCCCATTCTTGTAACCATCTCCAGTAATCCCAACTACATTAGGAGATATCAATGAGTGCGGCGGCCCATGCGGGGTGTTCGCGTCTGCTACCGTAGTCTTGATATTAAACTCTACGTATCGATTGCTCGCAGAATATATGCTGTGCGATCTGGGCTTAGTAAGTTCTGTGTTCGCAGTATTGTGATCATTCAATTGCTGATACGAATTGGCTTGGTACATTCTGAATACAAACTGCGTATCCTTACCCCATCCATTACCTGCGTTTATAATTTGACACGCAGTCGTCTGAATCTCATTCGTAATGCCATCTCTTGGAAGATCAACTATTGGCCGTGGAACGCCGGATGTAGGGGAGTACCAAGGAAGTCTATTTCCTGCTCCGTGGTTTCCGGTTTCTTTATTGGCTGTTGGTATGCATTGGTCACCCTCAACAATCCATGAGTCTGGGCAATCGACTAGGTTAATCCTTACTCTTGGAGCCGTTGCATCGGGCAACTCAGTCTGATCTTCGTATTCAGTTGCTATCGTTGATCTCTCGGTGCCACTTACCTGCTTTGCCTGCTTGTGCGGCTTTAGATCAAATTCAATGTATCTAGTGCCACCGCTGTCGGTTTGGACAGGAACATCGGCTCTTGTCCATTGTGACAACGAGGTTGACCGAACCCCCGTGTTAAACCAAACGCTTAACTTAGAGTAGTCAGGCCAGTAGACATCAGTCTTACGACCGCCAGTAGTACCTGAGAACCCATGTACAAACGAAGTTCCGCTTGCCTGAAGACCACCATACCTAGCGTTTTCTGACGAACGTGGCCTGTCAAAGTCTGAACCTGACCAGTACTCTCCATACAGGTACTCTGTTAGAGTGGACTGAGTAGCCCATCTTCCACCTTCAAGGCCAATAATATTAAAGTGTTTATTAAGGCCAGTGTCAGAAATACCCTTGGAACTTTCTCCACTTGTGTTTACGGCAAACCCTAAAGGAAGAGGAGAAAACTGTAGAGTTGCGTGAGCGTTCTCGCCAGTTGATGATGCAGTAGAAAGAGGGATGCTTGCAAAGTATCTTCTTGAGTTGCTCTCGTAAGTAGCGTTAGCGTAAGCAGTACCGTTGTTTGTTGTAGTGAGAGTCACCACCTTGTTAAGAGGGTTCTGATCACTGGTCATTGCGTTGCCTGTGAATGACCCTCCGATGTGAATTACTTTGTCTACAACTATTTGTTTCAGGTCGGAATCGATTGAAAGTACTTTGGCTCCCGCTGCGTTAAACGAAGTGTAGTTTGCTACAGCCAAATTATTAGTTACGGTCGGCATTGTATTTCCTGCAACCGGAATACAATTTATATCAGGTGTTAACTGAACAGCGTCCCCAACAGTAACACCTTCTACGCTTTGTACAGCGAACCCAAGGCGATGCGATGCATCACTTTGAACAACAAAACTATATATATATGCTGTGGAGGTAGTGTTGGCTGCATTGTCGAACGCAAAAGTATTAAGCGTGACTGTTTTATTAACCGTATCCACTCCAGTAATTGTTTTTACCGGATAGGCGTAGTTGCCAGAGTTGCTACCGTTGGCGTTATATGCAACGGCTCTTACTTGCATCCCTACCTTCAGCCCATCAACCCTTTCTAGTGGTATGTTAAATCCGGCAACTGGCGTGATGCTACCTACAACCCATTGATACATCCAGTTAGTAAGCGTTAACTCTTGATCTGAAAGAGGGGCGGCATATCCAATTTTTTGATTTTCAGTTCCGTCTTTGTCTCCATATGTTTCATTGGAGCCTATGGCAGTTCCTGTTACTGTGCCTGCATCAGACTCTAGGAATCCAGACAATACAGCCGCACTTCCTGAGACTGTACCCACAGCACGGAATCCCGAACCTATGTCAGTTAAGTCTGCTTTAATCTCGGGAGGGGTTTTGTATCCAGCACCACCATCAATAATATCTACGCCCACCACATTGCCACGTTTAACTATGGCTTTTAATTTTGCAGGACGAATTGGGTCGCCCTCTGACACGGTCAGTTCTGGTGGCGAGTTGTACCCACCACCGCCTAGGTCAACGTCAACTTGTTCTATAAAGAACCCTTCGCCGGTTGGTGTGATTTTAGGCATTGACAATGGAGGGTTCATTCCCATGCTAATTGCCAACGTAGAAAGCAAGTCGGGACGATACAATCGCGGCTCAACACCATGACCGTAAAAGATAAATATCCTCCCGTGCCTGTCTTCGGCAAGACTAAAGTTATTAATAGCAGTGCCGTTAGGAGAAATGTCTAGTTCGTCAACAACCCTTGCTTGGTCGTCCTTAATCCTTTTGACCTGCCACCTATACTCAAGTGGAAATACAGATTGACCAATCTCGTCTGCACTAAGTTCTTTTTCTACAAGAATCTTTTGCAACCAAAGAAAGTCAGATGGTGTGCCTAGTATGGTAGATCGACGATACAATCCAAATATGGTTTGATCGTCATATTCTCCATATATCTTTTTAATTCCGGGTCGTGCTATAAGCATGCCCGGCCTGCGAGACTGAAGATTGTTAAGTACACGCAGTTCGCCCGGTCGCAGTAAATACTGCGATGCATCTTCGTTGTATCCTAGCCATTGGCGTATCTTCATGTCATGTCTTGCCCTAGGTCTGAGTGCCAGCCCATAGTCCTTGGAGAACCTCCGTGTGAGTAAGCCCCACTTGGCAATCCACTAAGCGGCGTTACGACATCATTCTCCATAGCAATTCGCAAGTCTCTATTGAAGGCATTCATTGCAAGCCCGTAGTCTTTGCCAGCAAGACGGGCGTACCACATTTCGCAAGCAGAAAGGATTGCTGTGTACATCTGGGGAGAAGCATTTATTACATCTGTAATCGCGTATTTTGTTAACGCTGGCAATGCCGTGTTGATGTCGTCGTAATCATTTGTCACATAGGGATTGTTTGTGTTCGCATCAACTGGGGTAGCCGATGGAGAACTTATATCCACTTCATTTGCATCAAAGTCTAATGGTTCATACGGAAGGCCATTAACACCACGCCTCTGGTACACGGAAGTGCTGGTAAGGCTTAGGCTACTGACTGAAGACCAGTCTTCTATCCTTCGCTCCATTATGAACGGAACTGTTGATCCCAGTGCGTCAGCAGGCATGCCGTTTGAGCCAAACCTAATGAATGCACCGATGCAGTCTTGAGGGAAGTTTGTGCCTACACCAGTAACCCTAACGTCAACGCTGCGTAGTACGAGGCTTGCTGCAGTAGCCGTAGCGGATGCGTCTACTACAACTGATCCAGCAGACACACTGAGGATTGTTACTTCGCTTGTGGGAAAGTTGCTTATTGTTATACGCATTCCAGCAACTAGTCCAGCGGGGTTTGCAACGGCTATTGTGCTACTACCACTGGTTACGCTTGCGGTGGTCGAAACCTTTCCAACAGTAACCGTTCCTTGCCTGCAAAGTTTTTCATATCCCATGTACTTGATTGGCTTTGGAAGCACTCGGTATGTATACGATACTCTTACCGGGTTGGTTGGTGTCCCAACAAATCGTATCTGATACCTATCAGGATTCACATCACTTCGCATTACCGTGTAGAAGTAAGGCTCTCCAGAACCCCTGTGATTTACCTCTAGACGCTGCCACTCCTGTGGAGTAATCCTGCAATGTAAAGTTCCGACAGTCTGCGTTGACAGAGTATCTAAATCTTTAAGGTCGTATGGCAAGTCGTAGTATTGCTGTGGAGTAACATTTATATTCGTTGCAGTTGATTTTGCATTTTGATCTACAACAATGTTTCCTTCACGAACCTGCACGATCCTTACGGGATCATCGAATCCGGGGACATCGACTATTCTGCCGGGGACAAACCCTGCGACACTTGCCAGATTAATAACATTACTGCCTGTGGTGATTGATCCTACAGTAGTTACCTTAGATGTAGTGAATGAATTGGTTGACGTATGCCATAACCAGTTCTTGCACTGCATGACCTCCCTAACCCCGTGTAGAACAGCGTGACGAACAGCAGTATGTTCTCCATCCTGTGCGCCACCTCCATTACTTGCGAGAAGGAAGGCTACAATATCTTGTGCTGTTTGCATTAGTTACGCCTTTTGCGACCGTACTTTTCTTGCACCATCTCTTTGAGTTCACCTTGTTTCATGGTCGGGTGACTCTTCTTCTCTACCTTCATCATTTCTCTAGTGAGATTTTCGCTTAACGGTGGAGACTTTGGCCTTGGCATTTTGCGGCCTTTGTGATTTACTGCCCCTTCTACTGTTAGGTTTCTTTTTCTTGCTACATTCGTTACATCGTTCGCACTGTCTATCCACGCTGCTGGGTCTTGTACCCCTCGCTTGTCTGCCAGCCCCGCTGCGTAATACTTTCCGCTGGGATTGATACCTGCCCGTTTTGCTAGTGTTATTATGTTTTGAGCATGATCCTTCGGCATCTTGTCGAACTGTTCGTTGTTGTACCTGCCCTGCATCAGGCTCCTGTCTGTTCCCTTTAGACCGGGTGCGATTTGTAGGGCGCACATTTCTGCGAACTTTGGGGTCTGCCCGTCCTTTAACATCTGGTCGTAATGCCGTTGAACTTCTCTGCTTGCGCACTCTATTTCGATTGGGTAACTCATTTTTTCCTCTTAAGTAACTTAATGCTCTTTCGACTCCTTCGATATCATCACCAAGAGTGCCTATGGCTCGATTGCATCCAATGCACAGATGGCCTCTGATTTCTCCTGTTTTATGGCAATGGTCTATGCACCTACCTTTTCTCTTATTGCACACATGGCATAAACCATTATTGCTTTCGGTTATTGAATACCATTCTTTAACCGTAAGCCTGTACCTATTCCACAGATTGTGCGCCCGCTTCTGGGTAGTGGGCGGGTACTTTCTCCGTGCCATAACTACTAGGTCTGTAACTCCGGTGGTATTTGTGGAGGAGGCTGGTCTGGAGGAGGACTCCCCTCACCCCCCTGTGCAGCCTGCCCAGCGGGGGAGGGAAGGCCGGGTGGCGCATCAGGAGGAGGGGGAGGAGCCGGTGGCGGCAGCAAGTACCCAGCCGCATCAATGTCCAGTGATTTAGCCCAGTCTTTCATTAAAGCATTAAAGGGTTCTGTAACTCCTGCACCTGCTAGTTGGCTAAGTATTGGGCCGAGTGTTTGCACAGCCATTTGCATTTGCTCGACTCGGCTTGCCTTGTTCGGCTTCCTAGCAGAACCGGCCTCAACCCTGTAAAGCAGTTCCCTTGTTAGGTCTACTATGTCACGCTTCATGATTGTCTGCGTCCACGCTGCTGCACCCATAGCCCCAAGGACTGGCTCTACGTCCTGTGGCTCTAACAACCACCGTGCAGCCAACGCTTCACGCCTAGCCAGAAGACTCATGCAATCTTCTAATTCATTTGCCATATTGTCTGGACGTATGCTAATGTTCTCGTTTTTAATTTGTGCTTCTGCAGCACTACGGAACATTGCTCTTGTATATCCAAACACGAGTTCTGATAAGCCGGTACGTTGTGCGAATTGATCCATGATCGCCTGTATGATGTCCCACAAATCTTTAGAGACTTGTGGCATCTGGAACACAGAAACAACGTCTTCCACTCGCCTGCCAAGTAATTCAGACAACTCAATTACTTTAAACCCACCTTCCGATGGAGCGAGCAACTTGTCTTTAATGTCTTGATCAGCAGCCTTTTGGACTGCAACCACTGTTTCGCAACTTGTTGCAATGCGTGTTGCAAGAAAACTAAAGCACCAGTTAAGTAGCCTAAGTTCACCAATCGCTGGTTTGATATGTGATATGGGCCATGCGTATCCGGGCTTCCTGTGAAAGGCTAGCATCGTAAAAGGCCAACCGTTCGGGTCTGCATAGAACGGTATCGGCCACGCCACTCTAGGAATTATGCTGGGTGGCAATCCAGTTTCATCGACTTGTTCTTGAAGAATTTCTGGCGGCAGGTTAAGTGGGTACGGCACGCCTTCGCATATGACGAGATAACAATACCTACCGACAGTGTCAAAGAATCCCTTATTCTCTTTAGGACTATCCTTAAACCTGTCTCCCATCCCCGTCTTGCTCCAGACTTTATGAAAAGTCACGAGCGTGTTAGTAGTGTCTTTCTTCTTCCTGTTCCTCGGTTCTTTACGAAGAGTGGTCGTATCGCCGTCGAGGTGCTTTTTTAAATCTTCTTCCGGTATTCCGTAAGTGGCTGCAACCTCTTGCAAAGGTCGGACGCACTTACGCGCACACCAGAGCATGTCGTCTTCATTATCAAAGTCAGGGTCAATAAGAAGATTGTCAACAGTATCATAGAACGACCCCACCATTTTCATTGGAGGACGCTCCATGTCTGCTGAAACATCCAAGGAAACCATTTCTGTCCAGAAGACTCCACCCCCCTTTATCATCGCCTCATTGACCACCTTGCGAGCCTGACGCTTTAAGTCAAGTTCTACTGGACTCCAGTTAAGATAGCCCTCTAAGAGTTTGGCTGCCGTCTTACGTTGATTACGCTGGTCTTCTTCGTTGCGAACGGATTCCAGTATTGCTTGCTGCTCTGGTGACGGCTGGCCCATTGGCCCCAGCGGCTGATCCAAACCCATCTGATCTAACGGAGTATCTGGAGGCTGCTGCACTGAAACAGTACGCACCGGATTGCGATGATAGATAACACTGGCAAATATCTCTACTAACTCAAAGACCTTATTCAACTGCATGCGGAAAGAAGGAGGGGCTATGTTGGAGTTGTATCCACGCTCGCCTCTTGCATACGCATCTTTCCACATCCAGTTATGATCGCCATCAAAGAACTGTGATGCTTCTTTGGCGACATCATCAAAGGATTTTTTATACTTTTGAGCGGACTTAAGTTTTTTAATCCAAGTGGTTACACACTGCTTTAAAGGATTATTACTTGGTAGACTTTCTTGCACTGCTCACCCCTGATGTTAATTCGCGGTATGTTTTAGTTATTGTTGCGAAATCCCACGCCCCAAGGTCTTCCCATCCGTGGTCTCCCTGCAGTGCTGGGTCGTCCTTGTGATGGGCAGAATTGTGTACCGTAGCAAACCCTGCGGGTGAGAACGTCAGAATGCTTATGGTCGTATCACCCGGCTTAGATGCTACGAAACCTATTTGCGGATTTTTAAAAGTTTGCCAGTCCGTGCTGAATAGCACTACGTCCCCAATGTTTGGGACAGGCATCTTCCATTTTTTAGTTTCAACTGTACTCATCATTCCCTCCTTGTGGCCCTAAATAAACATGTCCGGGGTCACCTTGACCCTGTCTCTTTTTTCTTTCCTTCTGCCATTTTACCCACCAAGGCTCCTGCTCACCGTTACGAATTGGTGGAGCGTGGTAATGTGGGCGATATGCACATAAATATTCGAGACATTGACACAAATGAACCTCGCCTTTGGCGTTTGGTTTGTCTGTCACGATAGGTGTACCAGATACGTAATTTACTAGTTTTCTGTATCTTTTGAGTTCTCTTACTAAATCAGGGCAGGTATCTTCTAGAACTCTGAGGTGTGGCTTGCCTTCTGGTTTTATATGTAAAGATACTCGGGTTGACTCAGTTCTTGCCTGTATGTCATCACAGCCAGCAAGGAAACTAGAACCTGTTATTTCTGAGCGTATGCCCGCCTTGACTAACTGTTCGGTGTACTGCTCCGATGGGAGCCTACCACTGCCAAGGTCTCTTAGCCTAGCACCATGAGCATCGATTATGAATGCATGGAAATGCCAGTCCCTGACCTTCTCGGCAAACCTCTTTCCGAATATTGTGGCGTTACACTGCCGTAGGTACAATTGGTCATAGCACACTATGGACGACTCGTCCGGGGGAACAGCCGCAAACAGGATTGCCGTGACTGCATGTCCGGGGTCAATCACTGCATATCTTGTCCACTCATGGGGGATCATGCCGTCAGGCAACTCGTCCTTAGACATCCCGTGTATCCGCATATCGAAGTTAGGGTACATCAGTATGCTATCTGTGACGAAGTCACCCTCGGCACGCATCCTAAGAATGTCGTCACCTAATGCCGCCCATCGCTCAATACTTTTTTTCTTCTCTTCTTGGTCTAGGTAAGGGTTGTCGAGAAACCGTAACTTGAATTGCTGAATGTTTGACTCTTTGCCTAAGTCTGCTGTCGAAGCCTCCGCTCGTTCTTTTAACCCTAACAGTGCGTTGTTAGTTGAGTGCGGCATAGCAGACCAGCACAGCATTCCCTTGCGGTCAACTATACGAGCCTGCATCTCAGGCACCCACCTCTCGTCCGAAATATCTTCATCGATATGGACACGATTACAGTTGAAGCCTTGTACAGGCTCACCTTCGCTTGAGAAGAAATGTATCTCCCATCCATTGTGCAAGGTGCAACGCTGCATGTAGTTAGCACTACGTAGCAACCAAGATGTACTCTTGATCATACGCTTTGGTATTAGTGCCGGTGCTGGCTTTGCTTCGCTCTTCCGATCTTCATCGGTTTCAGGATTGAACGCCCTCCAATCCCCACTCTTCTTGTCTTTTATTATCTTGAAAGCACCGTCATTAAAAAGATAAGGAACTGCAACTAGTCCTATGTGCTTCCAGTCTTTTCCAACAATTACAAGGATGCCGTCTTTCTCTGGATACTTCTTGAAAGGGTCTTGCCCCGTGACGGCCCTAGCGTCCTCCACAAAAGTACATAACGATTTACCTGATCTATTACCACCGATAACAAGTACTTCACTTGCTTTTGTCTTGTGTACCTCTTCTTGATTTTTGTTGGGTTGGTACAACTTCAGGGCTTCTACCTGACGTTCCTTCAACTCCTGTTGTACGTCCTTCAGGTGATCCTTCTGATGCTGGGTCATGCCCGATTGAACGGAGACCTGCGGGGCCACTACCTTTGGGTGTTTCTTCAATTTTTTGCGTGGTGGCATTGATAGTCACTCCTTTGTATTGCATTGCTGCCTCTAACAATCGAGCATCTAGTTCTTGCTCTAACTCATCTTCGCTCCAGAACTGCAAAGGTTTCTTTGCACCACCAGACTCCACGTTTCTCGTAACCATCCTGCACATGGTCTCAAGCAGTTTATTTCTCTGGCTACTTCCCGGCGGGCTGTCCCAGTACTGCTTGACCATGACCGAAGAGAATCCCGAGACACCCCCAAAGTACGACATCACTTTCTCTACAACCTCGGCGGTATGCGGTATGTTGTTCCCGCCTTTTGCAATCGTAGCCAGAAATACGTCAACACCGGCCTGCTCTATTTCTTGCAGAGCCATTTTTTTATTGACTTTGTTTTCTTCTATACGCTTCTGTTTAACTACGTACTCGCATCTTTTGCACACATTGCTATAAGAACTCTTGCCATCTCTTGTCCGATGACGAAAGTTCTCTGCATCAAGTTCTATTTCTTTGTCGCATTTAATGCATAGTTTTGTTTTCATATGTATATATGCTAACAGCCCGCAGGGTGACCCACGGGCTGCTTTGCATTTCCTATCACGAACTGTTCATTAGATGAAGTTACAGTGAAGGTTGACTCGACCTTTTACTGCTGCTGAAAGTGACGCTGCGAGAGCAGTGCCATCAACAGTCGCGGAAGCACTGGAAGTGCCTGTCTTGACTGTTTCGCCAGCAACAGAACCCTGAACGACGTTATCACCAGCAGCAATAGCACTAGAGCCGCTAGTCTTAACTTCGCATGGGCCTTTGACAACGAGCCACACTATGTCATTCTGTCGGAGTTCCCCGGTGAGGTACTCGTCAAGAACACCAGAAGGTACTGCTGCGTCAGCATTAACCTTCGTTCGTGCGGAAGTAATCGTGGTCTGATCAGCACTTAGTGCATATCGCACACCAGCAACTGTAGAAGCGTCAGCAACTGTCGATCCAAGGTATCGGACTCCGATGCAGTAAACAAGTTTGTTACTGTGTCGGGTTCCTTGACCAGTAGGCGAAACGTCTTGGAAGGCTTTCACCTGCCCAATGACCTCCGTGCCTGCAACTGGATTGCTAGAAGCATCAAGTTCTATTGGTTCTCCGGTGAGAAGCGTGGAGCCTCTACGCCAGAATGGGTCTGAAAAAATACTAGACATTTAAAGTCAACTCCTTATTAAGCAGGTGTAGATACGCCATCGAGCAGGAAGAAGTTACGAGGCGACTTGAAACGCAAGTTGCCAAGGGTTGAACAAGCATAACGGTAGGACTGAGTTTCTTCTGAGAAGAATGGCCCTTCTGCTACCATGAGTTGATTCTCAAGGCAACGCATTTCCATGTTGCCAATTGAAAGTCCGTAACCCTTACCCGCTGGGCAAGCGTACTCACTCGTTACTTCAACGCCATCAATCGTGATTGCGTCATTAAATCCTAGAGCCTTCAGCCCGTTTTCCTTACTGACTACAATTCGTTCTTGATCCTTGTAGGTGTTCAACAACTGAATGTAGAGGTGACGGTCAAGCACTACGAGATCGATCTGTGCTTCGCGGGTATCATTTCGTTTGCACTGATGAATACCTTCACGAACAGCAAAGACGCAATTGCTCTTCCAGTTCTGTCCACCACCAGCACCGTTAAACGATGTTGCATTGTAGTTGACAATAATTGGGGAATAAAAATCTAGTTCTGGATCGACTGGTACATCAGGCCATGTGCCAGTAGTACCGCTCATTCGACCACCACCGTAGTAACCTAGTTTGGTGCTAAGACCTGCATAGGTATCCATTGGGTGAGCAAAACGATCTGCCGTGCCAGTGTAGTAAGCACCAGAAGTTGCACTATCAACATCTGCTACGCCTGCTGACGACTCGTCAACAGTACCGTTGTACTTGAGGAAACTCTCAAGACCGTGGAAGTCATTTTCATGACCGGCTGCACTGCCATCAGCGTATGGCTGATAGGAAAGATGCTGCTCAAGACTTTCTTGAAGTCTTTCAGCCATCTTCGACGCAACGTCTACCAGTGCTTGTTGCCCGCGATTTTCTAACATCTCACGGCGATAAATCGCGTCAGTTGTCGTAAATCCACGCCAAGGCAACTCAGCCTTTTTCCACATGTTGACACGGGAGAATGTTCGTGGTGTGTCGCCGGTATTCCCTGTTACAGGAGCATTGCGATAACGAACATTCCAGTCAAAGCCACGGCCCGACTGGTTCATTAAAACATTGCCGGATGACTCCAGCATTGCAAAGATTTTGAACTTACGAAATGTCGTCAACTCTTCTTCACGAAGATGCTGGACAATCGTAGTTGCAATAACTCGGCTCCAGTCGGTTGGACTAGCCATAATTAATTATTCCTTTTTAGAAATAGTTTGTTAAAGGTAACCTTGTTCCTGAGCAACTGCCTGCAGTTTTTCAGCGAACGTCATTCCACTAGTGTCTTTTTCCGCTGCATTAGTTCCCGCCGCTGATCGCTGACTCGGAGTTCTTGCTGCTTGCTGCCTCAAGTATTCCATGTTTCTTTGATCCGCTGTCGGTTGCTGTTGCTGTGGAACAAGTTGTTGGGCTACCGGGGCTTGAGCCTGCTGACCACCCTGCATCCTGTTGACGGCCTGCAAGAGTAAATCTCTCTCGACCATCTTGGTTGCATAGTCCCAACGGGCCTTCGCACCGGCAATGCCGTTTTGTTTAGCATCTGCAATATACTTTTGGACTGCCATGCCCTCTGCAGATACATTTCCTTTTTCGTCATAAAGCCAATCTTTATTGTCGGCCTCTAGCCCAGAGACGTATTGCTCGTCCTGCATACGCCCCATTCGCTCGTCAATAATGGATTCTGCCCGCTGTACAGCGACTTTTTCCACCATTGGCCCTAGTGCTTGTTCAGGGTTATCTAAGAACTTTTGAGCAAAATCTGCTCTAAAATTCATATATTCTTCTAAAGAAGCCTTGGCATCTAGGGGGGCATCGGGGTGTATTGTGTCCCTGCCCTGTTCATCCTTAATTAGATACCGTTTGTGAGAATCCTTTATTTCAGGTGGACTCCACCAAGGCTTCTCTTCGGGTGCTGGTGACGGCTGCTGACTGCCACTGACGCTCCCTGACGACTGCTGACCTTGGAACTGCTGTGACTTCCAAGACTCATACTGGTCTCTATTCTGCAAGTACTCTTGAGCAATAGGTACTACTGTCTGATACTGCTGTAAAGCACGATTTGCAGCGTCTTCACGTTGCATTGCTTCGTACAAAGACTGGGCAATTGTGTTGTCATCTTTCCCTTGGAACTGATCCATCCCACGGAAATGATTCCAGACATCAGCCTGTTCTGCCTGCTGCTCTCCACCCTCCGCAGGAACTTCCTGAGAGGAGTCTTCCACTGCTTCGGCGGCTACGTCTTCGACTACTTCTGAATCGGATATTTCTTCTTCGCTCATGTCGTTCTCCCATACGAGGTAAACCCATTATGGGCAGCACCTCACCATAGGAAAAAGCACGAATTATTAATACGGTTTTGGTACTCCGGCAGGGAAGCCTAAAGGAGTCTTATGTTCTTTTGGTTTTCTTCTGTAAAGAGGATCAAGTTCCTCGTAAACCTCCTGACCTTCCTTCGCCATCTGCTCCGTACCAGCGTCAAACTTCTTGAAGAAGTCTGGGTCTGTGGCTGTTGTCCCACTGATTAGCCCTACCTCGTTAGCGTCTGGTACTGAGAGGAAACTTGTGCCTGTAAGTACTGTTGGGATCGCTGTACCCGCCACTAATTCGGCCACGGCATCATCCTTGGGGGACAATAATGACGCACCAAATCCTCCTGCTGCTGCTTTACCTACCTGCATAAGTGGCTTGCCCAGTGTCTTTGCACCCTGATAACCAGCCGCTGCGAACGGAATTAATGCGTTTGATACATCTAGAGTTGCATCTGGTAATAAATTAAGAGGCATTTTCTGCGAACCCGACAAGAAACGCCTATCCATTGGCTCGTATCCCATTAATGCACCGAATGCCGGGCCTGCTTCCTCCTCTGTTCTAACCGCAACCTTGCCTGCGTAGTCCTTGTATCGCTTAATTTTGTCGCTAAATGCTTCAGGGGTTGTACCTTCTGGCATTATTCCTACTGGCCTATCCTCTGCCTGCTGCATGTAGCCACCGATTTGACGTATGTCTTCTCTAGGAATGCCCGATCTGTTTGCCATATCCATGTCGGCAAGTGGACTTCTGAACGAGTTGAGGAAATTCTGCGTCCTTCCAACAGGGTTCATGTTCGACATCGGCCCTTGGATGTTCCCCAACTGCCCCATAACCGTGTCATCCCTGTACATATAGTACCTAGGAGTCCCGTCCGGCAGCATGATTGTTTGCATTTCGGGTGCAAGCGTCTTGGGTATGTTAGCCACTCCATAGAGATTGTTTGCTTCTGACAGTCTTTTCTCAACTTCTTCGTCTCCCTGTAGTGGTGTTGCGTTTATTCCGGCATCGAAACCGGCTGATGCCATGCCCATACCAAACGGCCTAGGCTGATCGTTATTGAATTGTGGCCTAACCTTGTAGAAGTCTTCCTTCACGCCAGCAAGTGCAAGGTCTGCTCCACGAAGATACGAATGATTTATCACACCTTCGGGAGTTAGGTACTGATCTGGATTCCCGCCGAACTCTTTCCCTAACTGATCTAGTTGTTCTTGCGTTCGGTATGTAGGAATCTTGTACTTACCATCAAAGTGTGCTTGGGACACAGCCCCGATATCCCTTAATGTGGCCTCGTCCATAGATTCTAATCGACCTTGCAGCAGTTCTGCCGCTTGTCCAATATCACCGTTGGTTTCATTTGCTGCCACCATGAGCATCATCCCATAGGAGAAACTATAGGTATCTTTGCCGTCTGCTTTCGTGGCTGCATCCATCCTTTTTATTAAATCTACACCTGCCTCTGGCCCCATGATGTGCTGCACTGTAGCGTGAATGTCGTTAACATACTCGTTACTTAATTGCTGGTTCTGTACGTAGTCGTATATGTTTTCGACATATGTACTCTGCGTGTCTGTTGGTTGCTTCACTTCTTGCTGCTGTGGCTGTTGTGCGTCAGGCATTGCTGCTTCTGCCTGACCGGCTGCACCTGCTGCACCTGCTGTGAGAAGCAGCGACTTCAATCGCTCCATGTTCTCTGGCACAGTACCGCCTTCTCGTGTGATAGCAAGAAGATCGCGGTACTCCCTGTTAGGCCCGCCCTGTTTTGTGCGAATGTCGCCAAGAACATTTCCTCCGTATATGCGAACGCCTTCGTTTCCTACAGATGGGTCTACGCCAATCGATGGACGCATCGCAGGTTGGGCATTGACTCCTTTGTGATACAAATATCCTCCGTCAGGAAACTGCAACTCCTTTGCGAAGTCATGCGTTGGTTTGCCGGTCTTGGGGTCGGTGTATTGGACAGAACCCATGAACTCGGGGCTTCTTGCTACAGAACCATCCGGTTGAACAACGTAGTACTTATCTGGCTGCATAAGGTTTGTTCGTGTCTCGCCACCTACAACTTTCGGTGCAGGGCCAGCCTCGCCGCCTAACTCAACAAGCATTTCGTTCCTACGTGGATTGGCCGGGTCAACGCCAGTAGCAGCAGCACCTCTAGTGAACGGGCTGCCGGGTGGTATCTCTTTAAAGCCGTCAGCATTGACATACGCACCACCTTTCTCAACCGCCCTGTTGTAGGCATCTACTCCGTTGGCCTCGATAAATTGCTGCTTGAGAAGGTCGTTTTCCAGCAACGCCTTGGTCTTTAGCGGAATGACGCTCTTCGTGCCTGCTGCCTTCTTTAGCGAATCCATTAGTGCGCTAAGTTCACTCATCGCTCATCACCCACTTCCTTCTCCAGAGTAGTATCTTTGCTCTGTTGTCTTTTCGCCGCCGCCACCAATGGCACATGATTGCAAGCAACTCAGGCAATAGGCAATCAATGCCAATTGTTCTGTAGCCCTTCCAACGCTCGTCACCATATACAAACTCAAGAACTCGATGTATGTCATATGCCGTTTCCGTTAACGCCTCTGCTTCCTCAATAGTTCCAGCCTCTGTTTGAGCCAGCCTCTCAACCGGCCAAGTCTGGATTGCTACTAAGATGCAGTCAAAGACTGATTCTTCGTCTACTGCTTCACGCCTGATAGGGAGCATGCCCCAACAGTATTTTTGAAACTGCGGTACGTTGGCGGTCGATTTACGCATACATTCATTTCTTGGCTTTGCATTTTGGACAATCACATTGTGACTTATTGCGACCCTTCTTCGCACCACCTTTTCTGAAGTTCGATTTCATCTTGCCATAGTTAGCGTCAAACTTGTCTTTAAGTTTTTCGCCATCGGTTTTAGGTACACCCTTGGGCATCGTATTCTCCTTTAGTTATGAACACTCACAATACTTATGGTCATTGCATAAAAAAACGACCCTCAACGTAGAAAGGATAAAGCACGTTGAGGGTCGCATATGCGGTTGGCTAGACCGCTTTCACAATGGTTGCCTAAATTTTAAGTGTGTATTTGCCAGTGTCAACTTGTTTCCCAAGGCTTAGTTAAGTACTGAAAGGGAACTACCACGATATCTTTCTTTCCCCTTTCCAATGCTTCATTAGCCTCTATGTAGCCTAGTAACTGGATTCGTCGAAATTCTGGATCGATTATTTTTGCTCCCCATACTCTTTTGTCGCGGTCGTTTTTCCTGACGGTTACGCCCTTAGCAGTGCGTACCCGCCTTACTTCTATGTTATTACCAACATCAGGTAAGTGTTTGTGCGAACGATGTGCAGCCGCTCGCCATACCGATGCATGCCAGTATTGGTTTAGGTATTTTGCTACTGCCAGTTCACATAGTGCTGCAGCCGACTGAGCATTACGATCCTCTTCCATTTTGCTCCTGTCGTAATAACTAGCGTCATTCCTCCCCCAGTTTTCTGTGAACCTTCGTATCCCTACTTGATATGCGTACTCATATTCCCACGGCTGTATCTTTACTATCGATGGGTCGTTCATTACAAGGTTCCTTCCCTAGTTGAACAGATAAGTCGTCCTTCAGTTGTCTAGCCAAGTTCCTCCAGTTCCCCCTTGCGTTTTCGCTTCTAGTTAAATGCTTCTTTAACTTTTTGTTGTATTCATCAAGATCACTAATACGTTCCTTTGCATCGTTCAAGTCTCGATACAAAGTAGCGGTAATCATTGAATAGTCATGGACAATCTTGGTTAATCTTGTTTCTTCCTGCGTCATCACTACTCCTATGCTGCAAGTATGTATAAACCTATGTTACTAAACGAGTACCCTAGGTACGCGATCCCTAATCCAATGTTCCCCTCAAACGACTGCTCTATTGCTACCCATAGGTAAATCAGACCAGTTATTATGATAAGCCATCCACTCATTTGTCCCCCTCCTTCCCTAGTCGTCCGTTCGGATTTCGGCAAGGCAACGATTCGCCTTCGGTCATCTTTGCACGACTAAGCCATTCCCGTATCTCAGACTTCTCCCATCTGAGGAGGTGGCCCAGCCTGTAAGGTTTCGGCATGTCCCCTCTGTAACAAAGCCTCCTTACGTGCTTAGAAGACACTTTTAGGTATTTAGCGATATCCTTTGACGCTATTAGCCCTTCTCCGCTCAATATTCCCTCACTCATTTGTTCATTGCCCTTTCAGGTTTAGTTGGGTGCGGAATGCCGTACATCTCGTTTCCCATAATACGTATTTCACTAGAGTCGATGTGTAGCACCTTGCCGCTATCGAATAAATGTACCAGCCAAACGGTATTGATACTTGGCCCATAGTCTAACAGGAACAAGCAGTGGCCTTCTCCAATGGGAGTATTGACCCAAAGAGGCGGGTCACATTGGTGCATTGTTGCCATCAAGCACCTCCTTTCTGCACATATTCAACCACGCCGTGCAGGTAGCCGTCAACCCCGGTTTGCAAAACTGAAAAAAATCCAGCACCTGAAGATATATATAGTCTTTGCTGGCTGGGGGGGGGAGGCCATGAGTCTAAAGAAGCCTATATATACACGGGGGATACGTGGCACAGGGGAGCAGTCCTCCCGTCCACCCCCTTCCCCGGTAAAAGAAAAGAGTACCGTACATAAATACATACACCACTGCCTGCCTACTCTTGACACGATAGAAAGAAAGAAGCCCGGCCCGATCTTACCTAACCGGGCGCACCCAGGGCGCACGACTGCAGACAATCACCCAGGGCGATTCCATCGGCGCACAAAAAAGCCCGGCCTACCATGACGGGCAGACCGGGCAACAACTGCAGGCGATAGGCTGCAGGCTCAAGCGTACTCGACGGCCCGACCGGCTGCAGTGAAGGGGCCGTGCTTCGGAGTATGCAACTGAGCGAAGCCCGTGCGGATTGCACGCTCACGACTGGCACGGGTGGCGGCCTTTAAACGTAGGCCGACGATTACCCCGGACGGGTCGCCTATTCTCCAGTCGGTAGGATCACCATCTATAACTTGGAACCGCTTACCATCGAGAGCATAAGACCGGGGTAGAATCTGCTTTGCAGCGTGCGCGTTACACTTGCCATCTTCATTGTAGAAAGTGACCGCTACTGTCTGCCCGTTCTCAAGATAACGCCGTGCGGCCCGCTCGCTTTCTTGCGTGCCATCATACGAAAAAGTGTAATGGTA